CACTACCACTGCCTGAAGTTACTGTTGCTGGTCCAGCAGTTCCAATATATGGATATGCTGTAGTTCCGTCCCAGATAGCTTGATAATCACTATCAAGGGCATCTCTATATCCAAACTTATTGATGTGAGAGTATCCTGCTAAATCTCCAGCAGCAATAGGAATGTTAGCGGCAGAACCATAACTATTCAGTGGGTTGCCGTCTTGGTCGGCAAGCATCACCACCTCAAAGTTAGTAGTGTCTTGTGCTCTATATGCCTGAGCGTCTTTATTCCACTGTGCCATTTTAGTATCCTACTGATGTTGCCCAGATTTCTGTTGCTGTATGACCAGGAGCATCAATAGTTTCTGTTGGTAGTTTTTCAATAAGAACTCTCTCACCAGCAGCAATGTACAGAGTAGCTCCATTACCCAAAGCAATCAATACTGGAGCAGTATGAATATTAACAACAGAACAAACTGTTGCCTTGTTTAAATCTACAGGATTGCTAGCAATATCTGTTGCTGTTCCTTTTACTTTAAGTAACATCAGTCTTCTGCTTTTTCTTTATTTATTTGCTTGAGCATTTTCTGTAGGTCTGCTGTGCTGCCTACAAACAAATTATTTGTGGTGTTGTTGGTCTCTCGCTTGGTAGGTGCCTCAAGGTCCTTCATCTTTTTCTGTAGATCAATCAGTTTGTCAGTGGTGTCTGCAACCTGCTTCATAGCGTTCACAGCGACTTCATACGCTCTAGGGTGCCCTGACTCCTGCGCCACCTCTAACGCCCCGTTGAGCGCCTCCTGACCCTTATCTATGAGGTTGTAAAGCTGTGCTCTAGAATATTCATAGTCTTTACTTTGATCATCCTTGTCCTCTTTCTTGGGGGCGGGCTTGGATGGTTTAGATTCTTCGACTGGTTCGATGTCTGTAGTTTCAACTTCGATATCAAAGATATCTTCCATGTTCTTTTCAAATTCGTTCATAGCAATTCAATCCCCTCGTTAAATCCAAAGTCATCTGTGCTGACAACCAGTGCATCGTCTGCAGCATCAATAACACCATCATTGTTTTTATCTTCCAATGCTTTTGGTGTGTATGTAAGTGCAACTGCACGCTTGTTCTGATCAGGATCTCCAATTGATTCGTATACAGTTGCCTTCTTGATAAGACCACTGTTGCTGTAAGGACCGTAGATGTAAGACCTGGCAGTGAAGTTAAGAGTCCACGTAATAAATCTTCTGTTTAAGAAATCACCATCCCAGTCATCCTCGTGGTTGATACCGTTGAGAATAATGGAGATGTCTTTCTTCTCGTTCATATCACTGATCATATTTACAGTGATATTAAAATTAGGTTGGAAGTATGGTAAGATCTGCTCTAAAATTTGAAGTCCATCATCCTGCGATTTAGAGATGATGCCAAGTTCAAACTCCATATTATATGGAACAGGAACATACTGCATCTTAATTTCAGTTCCATCATCATTGACGACAGTCTTATATTTCTGTGTAGGTGCAGTCTTTCTTGAGCCATCATAATTGATACCAGTCATCTCAAAGTAGAGACGTGGCAACGTGATAGCGACCTTCTTATCAACGTCAGGATTCTGCTCAAGACGTGTCAAGAATTTATTCTTGGGACCATAAGCCAGAGGAACTTTCTCTGCCTCGATCACATCACCAGTTGATGGATCTTTTTTTCTGATCTCAATGTTATTGAATAATGTACCGAAACCGATTACTGTTTTTCTAATCGCCTCGTTATAAAAATGTGGACCTAACATCAGAACTCACCAGTTACTTTACCATACTCACCGAATGGGTTCCTCTCGGTGAAGTCGAGAAGATCATCAGCTGTTGTTTCAATATATTTATTGTCGGCGTACTCAACGTTTTCTAGAGTCAAGTTATCGACTTCTACGCTGTCTTGAACAACGCCACTTTCAGATCCAGTGATGGTCTCTCCAGGGGTAAAATTACCGTTTCTGTTGATAAGTGTGAGTTTGTGATTATCTCTATCCCAGAAGGATACTTCTGCAGTTGTGCCAGTAGTTCCACCAGTTACTGTCTCGCCTTGAATGTAATGTGTGGTAGCCGCTGGATCCATATCAATAGTAATCGAAGGTGCGAAGATCTCTTCGATCTCATCAATCTCTTCGATGCCAGTTTCAAACTCATCGTTGCCGAGCTCGTAGATTTCTGCGGTTAGAGTGTAAATATAGTTCTTACCTAACTGGTAGAATGGTGCTTCTCTTTCTACAAACTTGATCTCATATAGATCTTCTGTAAGAGGTAGGTAGATTAAATCTCCTTCGTTAGGTCTACCATCTACAGTAGTGATGTCAGCAAACTCTTGGAATACCTGACTCCATCTGTTCTGGGATACCACCATTGTGATCTCATCGGTGATACGTAGACCAAACTTACTGATGAATTCAGATGGTGATCCAAATCCCTCAACATTGATCAGTAGCATCTCAATCATGTATTGAGTCTTGAACTCGGAATACAATACATCATTGAGAGGAACATCTTTAATCATCTTCCTGGGAAGATAATAAACATCACTACCAAATAATCTTATCTGTTCGTCTACTAGACTTTGGATAAGATTCTGTTCGGTGTTGACACCACCATGTTGTGGGAAATAGATACTCTTCATCCGATCATATCCATTGGGGGAAGTTCATAATAGGTTGCGCTCTTCTCCATGAGAGCGTCAATCTCTTTCTGTGCATCCTCAAATAACTGTCTGCCATTTAGTGACACACCACCAGGCAGTTGTACGTTGTTAAACTTGATTAGGTTCTGACCCCACTGTCTCTTAATTAATGCCGTCAGATATTGCTTGACAAAGCTATCATTGTAGACTTGAGTATAATCATCTGGGTTTAGATAGCGATAACACTCAATCAGAAGATAGTTGCCTTCAGCCAATCTTGACTGATCAATATCAATGAACAGACGATCTTGTCTTTGGTTAAATCTGAACTGTACTAAAGCTCCAGTGTTGACAACCATGTCAAGAGTCTCGAAGTATTGACGAATCATAAAGTAGTTCGTCATGTCAAAGTTGCCAAAAGCAAAACCTGATGAGAACGAGAAGATATCCATCAGGAAGTATTGATTGCTCAATCCAAATAGGTCATTACGAACCCAGTTAGAAGAGACACCAAATACTTTTGAGATCCCAACTACATGCTCTGGAATCTCAATAAAGTTATTTCTGTTCACCCATGTCGCTGCATCGGGAGCAAGCGTCGATGTTGTTTCATTAGAAGATTCAAATCGTGTTACATCATCTGCTGTAATCTCATGTTTGAGATACATCTTTTCAACGCCATCAAAATGACGCTCTCTATAGTATTGGAAAGCGTCATCAATTAGGTCATCCAGCTGATCATCATCTACGTTAATTTCAAGAACTGGATGACCTAAACGCCTCAAGCAATACTCTTTAAGTTCTGCTCTCGATGCGGGTTCTGCCATTAGTTACTCCTTATGCCTGTGCTTCGGACCAGCGAACGTTGATCGTTGCATTAATTGGATTACCAGAAGTTAGGTATGCGTTGATCGCTAGTACGTCTGGACCGTTGGGGAATGTACCTCTACCACCGATTGGGGTGTTGGTAAGTTCCTTCAGTTCGGAAAGATCGATGGCGTCTCTGTTGCCAGGAGATGCTGTGAATGCAAATACCTGCTCCCCAGGAATTGCAGCACCAGTCAGTGGTTCGAATGTATATGTTGTTGTGCCTGCGTTACCTGCTCTAGTTCTGTCGGAGAACTGAATCCATGTTGTACTGCTGTTTCTTCTGAAGATGTTAACAACCGTAGTACCTCCTCTCAAGTCACCACCAGTAACAGACCAACCAATCTGTACACCACCGATGTCTGATGTATTGAAGAAGACATAGTTAGAAGAGTAGTTCTGGGTTCCAGCGTTAGCAGCACTAATAGGAGCAGTACCGCCGATGAATGTAATATCACCACCAGATGCAATCTGCGCGAATGATGGTTGTCCACCTGCACCGCCCGTATTCAAACCTGCCCAGGTAACGTCATTTGGATTAGTTGGGTAGTTCTTGGGATTTAGAACACCCTCAATAATAACACCTTGAGAGGACGTTCCACCTTGGGTGGTAATCTCAAGATTCTTGAGAAGAAGCTGTGCTCTGTTGATCAATTCTCTTTCACCGAGATCTCCTGTGATAGCATTAGATACGCTAGGTGATAGTCTGATCAAGAATAGAGTGGTCTTTGTAGTTGTGATTTCAATTTCTTTTTCTTGGTAGTTAAAGAGGTAACCACGGTCTTCATCAAATCCACCATCAGTTAGGAATGCAGAACCCCAGTGATTAATTTGTGGAGTTGCAGTATTTGTCAGTAGAATAACACCAGTGTTTACAGTGTGGTCTGCAGCTGCGCCTGCTGTGTAAGATCTTTGAGATCCAGCAGCAAAGTTTGTAAATGTTGCTGCTCTAGTCAATCCTGATAATGTGCTATTTTGCTTACTGGTGTATCTAATAATTTCATTGTTGATTAAAAGAGTTCCACTGTTGGGGAACAATTCTGATCCAGTAGATTGTAACTGCAAACTATCAGTTTCTGTGGATGTTAATAACGTATTGAGTCTTCCTCTAGCACCTTCATTGATGACCTCATAACGAACAGGGAGGTTACCAGAACGCATAAATGCTTCGTTGTTTCTGTTGTTATTTTTCAGTCTATGTAAGAAGATAAAGTTACCAGAAGGACCACGTAGCATCCAGTCAATAAATCCAGCACCATACCATGTATACTGGAATCCGATCATCTGCATTCTGTTGATCTCGATGTTGTAACCAGACTTACCAGTTCCATCACATTTGTCAATGTTCCATCTATCTTGTGGAATAATAATTTCTTTAGTCAATGCGGCTTTAACATTAACTGCGGGTGAGACACCTCTAAAGTCTGGATTTACAAAGAGTCTAGTATCGTTATCAATTTTTGTAATAACATGAGACATTCCACGGATAACTAATCTTTGACCAACAGATAACTGCTCTGTAAATTTGGTGTTATTACCAAGAACCGTGTTTAAGTTTGGTTGACATGTCACCGTTCCTGCAATTTGGAATGTAGAAGATCTCAATCCAACTGCAAGGTTTGTTCCATCATACTGGAAGAAAATACCATTCTGATCATCAAATGCACCAGCACGAACAGTAGCACCTTTCCATCTATAGAGAGCTACTGATGGCTGATCTCCAAATGCTGCTTGTGTGAGTGCTAAAGGTTGTTGTGCAATAACAGTAAAAGTAATTTCATCTACAATAGATGCAACCGTATAATGATCATTATATACAGGAGTGTTCAATCCTAGTAGTTGAACTTCTGCACCTACTTGAAGACCGTGATTGAGGTCATCAGTAACAACAGTAATAATACTGCCAACCGCAGTTCCATCAGAGGTTACAGATCTCAAGTCATATGATGGTGCAAATAGAGCACCAGTGGTATACATGATACCTTTACCAGATTGATATCTGATGTACTTTTTAGATTGACGAACAGACTGTGCGCCATGTGCAGGAGAACCTGTTCCTAACTGCACACCACCATCAAAAGGTCTGTGAGTATAGAAGCAGTCTGTTCTTGGGTATACTCTACCTGTTATTCCTGTGGAAACAGTTCCAGTAGATCTAACGACGTATGCGAGTTGATTGAGAGCGGGAACTTCGTCTACAAAGAAAGGTCCAGATGCCAAATCATGACCAGATCCATTAGAAGTAATCGCGCAAAGAATAGTATCGCCAGGAACTAGACCGTGGTTTGATTGGAATTCAACAAGAATTTTTGCAATAGCGGCATATGTAACATTGGTTCCATTTCCGATTACGTTAGACGTAGCAGAACTCAAAGAAATTGCTGGGAAGAATGCAATCGAATCACCAGAGACTGGAGTACCAGCAGCACTAATTTCTGTAATAGCTCCAGTATCACTTACATCAGTGACTGTAATTACAAGGTCATTTGTTGGTGAAACGCCACCAAGAGACACTCCAGGAATATTGAATTGATAACCAATTTTATATCCTTCTCCAGCTGCACTAATTTCTGGTTGATATGAAGAGCTGATAATTCTTGGTAAGAATAGAGCGTTAAATGCAGTTGGGTTTGCTACGTAATTAATGTAAATTTGGTTACCATCCCAAGGAGTTCCCGAAGTTGTAATTCCTGTGATGCCACCAGAAGCGTTAACTGTCTGCACTGTAATGGTTAAGTCATTTACGGTATCAGTACCGCCAAGTTGAGATCCTAGAATTGTAATTGTGTCTAGGTTTGCATATCCAGAACCTGGATTTGAAACAGTTACATTGTAAGCAGGAGTTGTTGACGAAGATTCATTTGGAGTAACATTTTGTGTTGTTAAAGTTTGAGTATCTGCTGGATTTCCACCAGCATCTTCTGTCAGCACAGAGCATGTGAATGCCGTTCCAGGTACTAAAGCAGTGACTAATAATGTTGAACTATCTGATCCAGTGCTTGCATAAACAGTAGATGAATTTGTGTTTATATCATTGATAAGACCATTTCTTACCGCAGTGATTGTGTCACCAGATTGTGCTGTGTACGAGAATGTATTACTGCCATCAATAGTTACACTGAAAACATCATTTACTTCAATAACACCACCAACCACAACTTCATCTACTTGAGCAGTTGACTGACCAGTACCAATTCTTTCGACTGTAAATGAAGAGTTGAATCCTGTTCCAGAAGTAGAAGATTGCTCTACACTATTGTATGTAGAACTGGATGGAATTGCTACACCAGTCGCACTGAATGTTGCGATTTCTCCATTAGCTCCAACTGTATCAATATGAATAGTGAGATCATTTAATGGAGACGTTCCTCCGAGAGCATTACCATAAATTACTAGATCTTCACCAGCAAAATAACCTTGACCAGCATTTAGTTGTGAATTTGATGGAGTGCCGCTAATAGTGAACGTTAAAATTTCACCAACAGGCCCTACAGTTTGAATTGTAATTGCCAGATCATTAATTCCATCAGTACCACCAAGATCGCTACCTAGAATTGTAATGACTTCTGTAGCGGAGAAGTCTTGACCAGTGCTACCTAAAAATACATTGGCATAAGATGGCGATGCTCCGCCAACTCTCTCTACATTAAATGTAGCTCCACCACCAAATCCAGTATAAGTATAGTTACTGATATTATTGTAGAAATTTTGGGGGTTGATAATTACTGTGGAATAAGATCCATTCTCTCTAGTAACATCAAATGATGCACCACTTCCCTGTCCAAAATTAACAGTAGATCCTGATGTTGGTTGTGAAATAAAGCTGTTACCAGTTTTACTTACAGTATATGGAGAAGATAATGTAACAGTAGTACCTTCGATGTTAGTTACATAGATGGTCGTACCATCACCATTATCTAATGCAGCACCAACTTCAATAGTAGATGTATCGTTAAAAACAATTTCTGATACTGGAGCTGTAAAACTATTTGTAATGTTCAGAGCTGAATCTACATCAATAACTGCTGTTACCTGTGTTCCAGATGGAATTCCTAATCCAGTAAGAGGAGCACCGATAGGTGGCACGGTAGCAGCAGTAGAAACACCAAGTCTAGTAGAACCAGAAACAGTTGATCCTCTTGTTGAGAAACTACCACTAGCACCTTGGGATTCTACGGTGAATGATGGGTTGTTTCCAATTTCTGCGCCAGTGTAGAAACCAGCTTCTTTGAGAACTGTAAATGAGCTTCTTAATTGAGTAGCAGGAGAAGTTCCTACTTTTGCTTTTGCGTAATATCTAAATTGAGTTGATGAAGGAACACCGTCGATAATAAATGATCCTTCTGCTTTCGAGAATCCAATAACAGAATCATCCAAACCTTTGACTGATACAGGATCTCCTACATTTAAGTTGTGATCTAGAACGGTATCTACAGTAATTAGAGAAGGACCAATGCCGCCAGAGCTTTGAGAAGCATCCGTTACAATGTTTATAACAGCAATATCAGAACCAGGAACTTCGTAGATAGAAGGATAACCACGCAGCAGGTCAAGAGACTGCCACTTGGTTGGTTGGATACCATACTCAAAGTCAGCGTCAATCATCGATTGAGGTTCTGCAAACCTCATACGTTCGATAGCATCAGTACCAAAGTCGTATGGACGCATCTTCTGCTCTTCCGCTTCGACAAAGATTTGAATCTTGTCGGTGGGAGCATGTGAAGATGTATCATATAAAAATGTAATAGTAGTTACGCCATTGGAAAGCGTAT